TGCAAGAGTTACTTTAGACGCTGAAGCTGCTGCTATAGCTTATAAATCTATCAGACAACCTTTATATCCATCTTTGGGAGACTTTGCAGATGCAATGTATTGGAATAGTAAGGGAGATTCGAGTAAACTAGAAGCATATTATACAGCCTGTGAAAAAGTTAAAACTGACAACCCAAAACCTAGTTAACCATGACAGCAAAGATTAAACTAAACGCAGCATCAGGTGGTGGGTCTTTCAGCTTACAAGCACCCTCATCATCTAGTAATAACAGGGTAATGACCTTGCCTGATACGGCAGATGGAACGATATTAACAACAACAAACCCAAAGGCAGGGAACATTCTTCAAGTTGTTTCTGCGACTAAAACTGATCGAGCAATAATAGCTACTGCTACTTTCACAGACGTAACTGGAATGTCAGTAGCAATTACTCCAACAAATACAAGTAGCAAAATATATATTGCGGTCAATGTTCATATTGGAGGAAAAGCTGCTTCTTATAACGCATTTAAAGTATTGCGTGGTTCTACTGTTGTAACTCAGGGTACTCATGGTACAGGAAATAAAACAAACATGTCTTTTGGTGGTCGTATTGATGCAGACTTTGATACTTACATGGTATCATTTAATTTTTTAGACTCACCCTCCACAACTTCAGCAACCACTTACAAAGTACAATTTGCTTCTGTATATGATTCTAGTAATCGAGCAGTTGTTATTAATGGAAACGAGGAAGATGGTAATTATACTTACACTTTATGTGGAACTTCAACTATCACAGCAATGGAGGTTGCAGCATAATGTCATTAGATTTTAAAGCGATATTAAAAGCATATCCTGACGCTGTAACTATTGATGATGGAGCAGGTGCATTTGATAAAGATGGCAAATCTATTACCTTAGAGCAAAGCAAGATAGATGCTGCACGAGCCACACTAGATTCTGAAGCTGCTGCTGTTAAGTACAAAACTGACAGAACAACTGATGGTTCTACAATCTATGCTTCTTTTGGAGATCAACTTGATATGTTGTACCAGGATATGCTTGCGGGTAAACTAGATACAACTGGAACGTGGGCTACCCACATTAAAGCGGTTAAAGACGCTAACCCAAAACCTAGTTAATTATGTCAGAGATCAAGGTAAATTCGATAAAAGGGGTAGGAGCTAGTGCTGCTGCTATTACTGTCAACAATACTGATGGAACGTGTACTGCAAACATAACTTCTGTTAATGGTGGTCAATTTGCTAATAGAAACGTGATAATAAATGGAGCTTGTCAGGTGGCACAAAGATCAAATCTATTAACTGCTCAAGCGGGGTATGGTGCTGTTGATCGTTTTTCAGTAGTTTCAGGCGGGGCTTCAAGGTTCACTTTGTCACAGGGTGATGGTGTAGGTGCTCAGTATGGATTGCCTTCAGCTTTAAAGTTTGAAACAACAACTGCTGATAATTCAGTTGCAGCTACAGATTATATGTATCTTGATACAAGATTAGAAGGTCAAGATATGCAAAGATTTCAAAAAGGTTCATCAGATGCGAAACAATATACTTTGCAGTTTTGGATAAAATTAGCAATTACAGGTACATACGTTGTCCAGTTATTCGATGTTGATAATAGTAGACACGTTGTTGCTAACTATACTGTAAGTTCTACAAATTGGGAAAAGAAAACAATTACTTTCCCTGCTGACACATCAGGTACTTTAGATAATGATAATGCAAGAAGTTTTGAAGTTAGATGGCATTTTATGGGAGGTAGTAATTATAGGAGTGGTACTCAACAAACTACATGGGGATCTATTGTTGCTGGAAATATGTTAGCTGGCATGGGTAATGCTGTTAGTGCAACAGGAGATAATTTTATAACTGGTATGCAATTAGAAGTAGGCAGCGTGGCAACAGATTTTGAGCATAGGTCATTTGCACAAGAACTAGAACTCTGTAAGAGATATTTTTTCGTATTAGGAAAAGATGCAAAAAGAAATACCACCCAATTATCAATGCCATTTATAAATGAACACCCTAGTAATACATCTGGCTATATAAATTTTAGATTTCATCCAGAGATGAGAGCAACACCAACCGCAACTATTGGTACTGGACTACAATTAGGACAGCCACAACAAGATATGAGTAGTCATACAGTTAGTGCTTTTAGTGGTTTGAGTCCTACTGGTTCATATTATTTTCAATATAATAATCAAACTGGTAGCACTGGAACTTCAAGTATCTATATTAGAGTTGGTAATACTGCCACTTCTTATGCAGAATTTTCAGCAGAACTTTAATTATGGCACTTTACAAATTAAACAAAAATCCAATGACTGGAGAAATCGAGTCTATATATAAAAATCTTGACAATCCTCCACACAGTTGTATTCCACTTGACGAAGCAAACACAGACTACCAAGAGTACCTTGAGTGGGTAGCAGAGGGAAATACAGCCGAAGCTGCTGATTAATTAACCTTTTCTTGCATTTGCCTTGTCATTATCCCCATAGTGACGTAGAGAGGGGATAGGGCTACAATAAGCAGTAATACAAGCACACTTGAAAAAGATAGTGCTTTTAAAATTGCAAATTTAATCATGTTTCAAAAAATAACACAAGCATTATCTATTCTCTCATTCTTGTTATCTGCGTCAATGGCTGGAGGTGGTTACTTTGCATACAGATACTTTTCTTCTCCACAGTTTAAAACCAAAGTTATGAATGAGGTAATGCAAGAAGTACAAAAAATATTACCAGGACAGATAGATAAAAAACTACCATCTATTACAGGTAAGTCGTTACCTATTTAATGGAAATACCTGAGATATATATTCCAGAAATATATGTACCTGATATACCAGAACCATACAGCCAACATTATATAAATATTGCAAAACCACCTGATATTGATGTTCCTGGTTGTAGTTATCAGCATCGTGATATAAAAAATACAGGTAATCGTAATTTGTTATTAGAAGATCCTAATGGAGTATATACAACGTGCGATGTACCATTTCCTAGTTTTATTCCTCTTGACTATACACCTGAAAATCTTGTTATTACAGAACAAGCACCTGTTAATAACGAAACACCACCTTTACCAGAAACACAAACACCAGATGCAAAATTACCAGAAAAAAAAGAAGAAGAGCTTGTAATACCTGATTGCCCTGGTAAAAATGACAGGAGGGTAGGAGAATTTACATCAGAGTTGCGTACTGAAAGAGTTAAGGGTTATAAGAGGGGAGAAGATGGTATTGAATGTATTGTTATTTATGAAGACGTTCCGTTTATCGATCAATACATCCCAACTACTAGTGCTGTTGTTAATACAGTTGTTATTGCTACTGTCGCTGCCTCTACTCCACTATTACTTAATGTTATAAAACCACTTGTAAAACAAGTTATAAATAAGTTTACAAAAAAGAAAAAAGAAAAGTAAAATAAATATACCCTATTTGAAAAGGCAATGAATAGGGTGTCTAGGTAGGCAAGTTTCCTGTAGCTTGTCTACTGCTCTATTTTATGTTTGTGCGGAATAACTTGATTTGGTGGGATAGTAACAACAATATCTTCACAGGTAACAGCACTAGGAGTATTAGGCTTGAAAGTAACTCCAGTTTTTGCCATTTTTGAACACATCTCTAAACGATAAAGGCTGATTTCCATTTTAGTTTTCTTTATTAATAATTTTTGTGCTTCTATATTTACTAGTGTTGCCTCATGGCAAAGGGCTGGTGACTTTCCAAGTGGGATGTTTATTTGTGCAGAGATACCATAATTTAAATTAAAGTTTTCTTTTTCAAATCTAGGTGTTTCCTGTACATATTTTATTTCTCCAGTATTTTCGTCATATATATTTTGTCTAGTCACAGTTTCTCTAGGTAAAGAAAACGAATGTGCATCTGTTACATAAGGTGTAATTGTAAGGCTAGGTGACGCACAGACAATGCCTTGACTCATTTTAAAAGAAGGCATCGCAGATGGTGTAATCATGGTCGCATTATTGTTCACTACACCCTGTGCATTACTGCTAGGACTTGCAACTGTTGTATTAGCTAAAACTTTAGTAGGACAAAAAAGTAAAGCTATTGCCCAAATGTAGTTGTAGTTTCTGTTGTAGTGCTTGTATTTATTGTTCTTGTTATTGTTGTCACTGTATCTAAACCTGGTGTTATTAATGTTTCTTGTAAAGAAAATGCACCTGCTGGATTTACGATTGTCCATCTTGGTACTGCTTCTAAGTTTGGTGAAGTCCAACTAAAATTTACCCCACCAACTGTTTGTTCTGTAAGAGTTGTAGCTGTAGGGTTGATGTATTTATTTGTGTCAGCACTCTCGATATTATGTCCTGATGCAGAGTAGCTATATCCAGTTCTGTACTGATGGCTTGTAATAGTTTCATTTATTACTGATTCAGAAGTGCTTGAAGTTTGAGAACTTCCAGATCTGAACTGCGGGACTACTGGCACTGCAAGGGTTTTGACAGGTAGTAGTAGTAAAATTAGTAACCAAAACTTAGTCAATGGTAATAGTGACTTTAGTAGATCCTATGCAGCTTGTACCCGATCCACCAGCAGTGCAAGTGTGAACTCCGCTTGATAGTGAAGTTAATGCAAGCGATCCAGCAGTACCACCAGAAGCTACAGTTGTTGTTCCACCTAATACTGGTAATGCTGCAATACCGCTGGAGGGGGTGACAGTAGATGGTGTAGCGTCACCCATTATCACGGACTCGGTTTTTGAAAAAGAAGATCCACTTGTTGTTACGCTAGTATCTGTTTGTATCATTGCTGGAACCCCGTTAGTTAACGAGCCAACATTAATTCCACCAATTTTTCCTGATGTTGTGCTATCTCCTACAGTTACAGATGGGGTAATATTATTTCCGCTTAAAGAATAGGTCGTACCAACTTTTTGTGTAGTTACAAATGGCATATCTACCGTTATCTGGGCTGAGGTTACAAATTCTTGCTTTATGTCTGCAAAAGCAGCCGTTGGTAAAACTAAAAGTAAAGCAAACAGTTTTTTCATTTAATACCTACCTTGTTTTTACTATTATCCACTATTTTAGGCGAATTGCCATTTTTCTTGTTTCCCACGGAAATGCCGTACGAACCTAGCACCCCACTAACGAGTCCAGCCGTGAACGCTCCATCTATTCTTACCTTGCCCATATATCCAAGAGTCATCATTGATAAACTCCAAGTTAAAATTAAAAATCGGATTGCGTGACCAAACAGATCACCCCAATCAATACCTTCCTTTTCTTCTTTTTCTTCCATGTTAAAAAACTACCTTAGTTGGGGATTGCACAAAGCTGACCATTACTTTGCATTAAGGTAGTTATTTGTCAATTTAACAAATATTGTTATGTTTGGGAAGTAACACATAATTATTCTATGTTAAAACTACTAAAACCAATACTACTAAAGTTTTTTTCGTCATCAGCAGTTAAACAACTTATTGTAGATTTGCTTCGTTCTATTTGTAAGCAAACTTCCAATGAGTTAGATGATCAAGCTGTAGATTTTTTAGAACATCAACTGTTTCCTGGTAGAAACTTATGAAAGACAAATTTGTAATCTTTGCAGAAGAGCCTCCAATAGAACTACAACTGTCTACAGAAATGCGTTGTAGGGAAATAGAAGATAACCCTGACATAGATTATGTAAAAAGGTATTGCATAAGCTTGTTGCGTAATAATGCAAAAAGGGATGCAATTCTTGCAGCAACTCTACAGGAACTGGCAGAAGCTCATGTAATAATTGCAAAAACAGAACAAGTACAAATTGTGCATTGGTGGGTATTGCGTAGGATGATAAAAAACTTTTTTATATCTGTAGCATTGTTTTTTGTAATAAGGCTAAACAATCTACTAACTGCTATAAATAACAAGATCGACAAAAAAATATAATAATTTGTTAAAATATAAGTGCAAAGGTATTGGAGGATGCTATGAAGCAATCCAAAAAAACTCGTTTGCAAGAGCTACGAC